GTCGTCTTCGCTTTCGATAGCTTTGATAAAAGCGGCAACATCAACACCATCGGGATTCTGGGCATCCTCGAGGATGTACGTTGTACCTCCTTTAGCTTTCCAATAGTTCGGACATTCACCATTTCCGTCCCAATCATGGGCACCATAATTTTCGTGGATTTGAGTGAAAATCTGGGTGAATTTTTCTGTAGTTGTGGTAGTCATAATGTAGTTTCTTGCTTAATTCTGAATATATTCTAACCTATTTTTTGCAGATTGTAAATACTTTTTTTACTAAAAATGTGCTTTTTTTCAATCTTTACTCACTCATTGGAGCATCCTCAAGAGGCATGATCATATCCAGCACCTTCTCATAAAGCCCCGGATTCTGGTGCTTAACTCTTTCAAGCACGTTAAGTGCTAGTGTAATCTCGCCCATCAATACGGGCTCAGCTTTCGGAGAGAGCGCGACCTTTTTTAGTAGGTATTTCAGTTCTATTGTTTTCATAGTTTCTTGTTTGATTCTGATTATATTCTAACCTATTTTCTGCGGATTGTAAATACTTTTTTACTAATAATGTGCTTTTTATTTGACTCTTCCTGTACCATCACAACAAGAGCACATTATCTTAATTCTATTACGCGTGCCGTCAGCTTCAATACAAGTCTCGATATGATAACCTAAACCTTCGCATGGCCAGCATTTGTTATTATCACTTTCTGTTTTCATATAAATTACGTAAGAAGGGTTTGTGTTTTTTTGTTGGAGGGTCTACTTTTAACCTCGCCATTTTCATCGTACCAAACACACTCCCACACCTCTCGGAAAGCTATTTCGTACGTGCAACCAGTATTCTTTGAATACTCATTAGCCATTTCATGGGCTTCCATTAATTCTTCTAATGCTGTCATACCTAATTAGAGGTAAGTAACTGTAGTGATTGCAAAGTAATTTTCTTCGCGTTGATGAGCCCATTCGAGTTGATTCTCAGATAGAACCTTCCAACCTTTAGAATTAACTAACTTTAGAGCCTCTACAAGATTCTTCTTCTTATGAGATACCGCAACTACGGTCTCGCTGTGATCATTTCCGTAGTGCTTAAGCAATTTGTAGCATTTATTTTCTTTCATAGTTAATTATATTAGATTTCTTGTTGTTGTGTCTGGAAAATTAAAGGTAAGTTCCCATAAGGCTGAGCTCGTCATTGACGTCGTCTTCAGTGTATGGAACTTCTCCCCACACTCGGTTGTTGTAGCATTTTTCCTCGTGGATTGCTGCTGCAGCCTCGAATAAACCAGACTCATCAACCAATTCATTTGGAATTTCTTCCTTGATAATAGGTTTCTTAACAGCCTTTTTTGCAGTAGACTGGACTTTTTTACCTTTGTTAAGAATTTTGTCAGCGAGTTCCAACATTTTATCAACGTTATAGGTTCCTCTCTCATTTCCTCTAGCAATAGGCTTTATGAGTGGATAGGTATCGTTTTCGATGAGATCGTTGCTAGTAGCAAGTTTGACAACCGTTTTCCGTGAAATATCTCCACTGAAGGTTGAAATGAGGTTGCGGAGGAGTTGGATGTTCTTTTTACCGTTTCTTTTCATAGTTTCTTGTTTGATTCTGATTATATTCTAACCTATTTTTTGCGGATTGTAAATACTTTTTTTACTAAAAATGTGCTTTTTTTTGGTGTTCAGATGAATACTGGTGTTCAGATGAACTTAATCTTCGATTTCAGCCAATTTGAGGATCGCGCGAGCGTCACTTTCACTGATATGGCCTTTTTCAAGAGCCTCTTTAAGTCTTTCTTTTAGGCTTTTTTTATCTTGCATGACTATATTCTAAGCTATTTTCTGCGGATTGTAAATACTTTTTTTACTAATAATTGCACTTTTTTTCAATCTGTATTACAGATTATGCTGTTTTTCCTTCGAATCTATAGATATTCCATCAGAAGACCTTTCAGCCTTATCAAACTGGTCCTTTTCCACATCAAATTGGTGTTTCTCGAATCCATGAAAAAGGCTAACATAATCAGTCCACTGAGACCAAGTGTAGTTTTCTCCTTTAATATAGTACCATTCGTCTTCATCAATTTTTAGAGCAGGACCATTCAAATTGTGCTTGACACCGTTTTTTGTGTACAAAGAGTAGTTTTTACCCTTTTGCACCCTATAAATGTCCTTTTCTTTTTTCTTCATGACTATATTCTAAGCTATTTTCTGCGGATTGTAAATACTTTTTTTACTAATAATTGCACTTTTTTTGGTGTTCAGATGAATACTGGTGTTCAGATGAACTTACTAAAAAAGCCCCGCTTTCGCAGGGCTTTATAGATTTAGTTGCTTTTTTTCTTAAAAGGCGTATTTAACACCAGCCTGAAAAACAGTCTCAAAACCGTCAGTTTGTACTTCGTTATCTACATAGGCTACTTCTCCGAAAATCTGTCCTCCTCCAGGAAGACCGTATACTGCAGAAATAGCACCCTGTGCCCATTCGTAATCTTCAGCATATTGCCATGTCCTACCAATTTCAACAGATCCGCTAACAAACACACCAAAGGCTGAGAAGAGCTCTCGAGTTCCGGCGAATGAAAAATCAAATGATCCTCCAGAAATATAATTCAGTTCAGTAGAAACGATAACATCAAAGAAATTTGGATCGTATGCATATCCAAGGTTTAGACTGAAATCATTATCACCTGCAATATCACCGTCAGCAGCATTAGTTCCAAGGTTTAATCCAACATAAACGTTGTCTCCTGCGATACCAATATATCCTGTAACTAGGTCATCGTTTTTTCCATCAATGAAATCAACACCTCCAACAATTTGGCTGTCGTATGCTGAACCAAAAACTGCGCTAGCACCTACACCAAAAGCGTCGGTATGTGTGAACAGTCCTCGATCGATTCTTTTTTCTTTAAAACTCACTTCTCCTGCGATATCAACAGGTTGGAGCGGATGGAGATCCCACCCAAGAACAGGAACTTTATAGCTAGCGTTTGCTAATCCACAAAGACTAATAAGGGTTCCTGTGATAAGAGCAATGATACTTACTTTTTTATTTTTTTTGTTCATATTTTTTTTTATTTTGTGTATTCTTATGACTTATAAATGTCATAAAGAAATTTTTCAAATTCTTCTACTTTTTCTAGGCGATTAGGCCACAGAATGTATTCTTTTTCGGGGTTAGCTTTTAAATTATTCAACAAAGGTTGAATAGCGTTATAAAGATTGTCAATCTTTTCTGATACTGCAAGAGCTTCTTCTTCTGCATCCTCAACTTTAGCTTCTGCTTGTTGATAAGATGTAAGTTCAGTTTCGTCTACTGCGGTAAATCCAAAGTCAAATAGGTCACTCATAATCTAGTATTTATCTTCCGTAATATCTTGAGTTGTACGGCTTTCTCATATGCTTTTGTAAAGAAATAGCTTGTTTAATTGTAGGAATAACTGCGGCATCGATGTGTGTATACCCTAAATCTTTTGCAATCGCAAGACGATTAGAACCTCCCCACACACTCCACACCATTTTTTTGTGTTTACCGAGAGCATTATGCCAAAAAGGTAGTTCGTTGATTTTATTGCCCCACCGATCTTTTGCTTCCTCTAATTTTTTATAGTTACTATGAACACACATGATAGGAAAATGCATACCTTCCCTCTGAATATCTTGTTTTACGCGGCTGTAAAATTCTTCGCCATTAACCTTTTCAGCAACAGGGACTGATTGCCAAATGTCATCAACAGGGAGTTCTGCAATTTCGAACCCTTTCCATTCGTTTTCATATTCGCATTTTAAAATTTTATTCTCCATAAATTCTATTCTTTAAATGTTTTTCGATTTCCCGCGGGGCATTTTTAAAAATGTCAACTGTGATGTTAAAATAAGCCCAACATAGAGAAGCAGGAATTACTGTAAAAGTGTATAAGACAAAATAAAATTCATATTTCATTCTTTTTATTACGGCATGCATATTTAGACAATTTCTTTTTCTTGTTGACAAAACGAATCGTAGGCCTAGGCATAGGATGCCTTACTAAGTTTCTCTTGTCTAGCGAGCTCATTTTCAATTCCCGTTTGGATTTCATCTATTGCCTCTCTAGTAAATCTAATATTTTCCCCTGCTGTCATTTGGTTGTAGTAATTAAAAGCGGCATAACCACTAATAACAGATTCGGTGTTGTATTTATCTAAAATCACGAAGTTACCGTTTTTAAGTGTATCTATTACAATTCCGCTGTTCATGTGAATATTATACTGTATTTTTAGAGGTTTGTAAATACTATTTTTCGTATATTTTTTTTAAATGATTCCAAGCTTCTCCAGATTTAAGTTCGTCAGGATGCCACTGTGCGTAAGCAATATCATTACACCATTGTGTTCTATCATATTGCTTTGGGTTGTTTACATTTACACAATCGTGATCTGAAATATCCCAAACCATTGAACCTTTATCAATGGAGATGACCGGTTTTCCCGCTAATGCAGCATCAACTCCAGCATTACTATTAATGGTAACAACGCATTTTGCTCCACCAATTGCACTTTGAATAGGTAACTTGAAATCAGCATATTTAACATCGGTTACTCCTTCTATTTTTGGTTGTGTGTTTGGTCTTGTTGGGTGATCCCTAATTAATATTGGCAAATCTGTATGTTTTCTAATTGACTCACATATCGTCTGATAATTAACACTCCAATCGAGATATTTGAGAGACTGATCTCCATTAATCTGAAGAGGAATAAGAATATAGTCACCATCGCTGTACTCCTTTAATCTACCATCATCAAAGTGTTTTTTCCAACGATCGTCTGGAGAATTTTTGTTACAAAAATCGGCTCTACCATTAAGTCCATTCCAACCAACTGAAACCCATTCTTTATTTTTACCTTGAACATTGTTAAGATAAGAATTTTCAAATATAATAAAATTTTTGATTTTAGCATATTTTTTTAGTTTTTCCATCTGCGCTACACCCCAGCAGATACAAATGTCGTATGATCCATTTGGCAAAGATAAAGGATTAAAATTATGAATTTCGTGTTTTTCTTTACTAAATCCAACAAGAAAATCATTAATAGCCTTGTGATGATGTGACAATACTGCATTAACTAAAACTCTCATGATCTTTTTTTGTATCCTAAAAGCTCGTAATCTCTATCGTATCGCTTTTCAATAAGAGCTCTTGTTTCTTTACTTATCTCTAAATTTACATTTTCTGTTTTATTTTCATGAAATGCCATTTTAGGATAATTCTTTCCACAATGTTTTTTTATCAACCGAAGTGACTTTTCCCAATCATCGTAAAATGATTCCATTCGTATAAGATGATCAATTCTTTTAAGATCTAAGTCAAAATGTTGTGAGCGTATATGTTGCTCGCAATCAATGTCATCTTCAATATTTAAGATTTCTTCAACAAATTTTGAAAATGGCATTTTCATATAAAAATTATATTTTTTGCATTGAAATCCTGAATGAAATCTATTGAAAATTTTATCTTTCCAGCAGCTTATTAAGCGATCTTCTGGATGTCTACACGTGCCAAATACAAGGTAGTCATCAGTAAAAGAATTTCTTTTGCAATATTTAACGTAAGGAGCTAAAGATCTTGGATTATGTATATTTCTAAATATTCTATCTTTGCAGAAGTGTGTTTTTAATACTTCTTTAATAGATGTGTTTCCAGCTTTACACACAAACATAAAGCCAATTTTGTCTTCTTTTATTTTGACAATATTTGGATCAGGCATAATTCATCCTCTTGAAAAATTTTTAACTGAACTTCGAGGACCATTCGGAATAAAATATTTTTTGTTTGCATCCCACGACTCAGTGCTCATGATCTCAATTTCTCCACCAGTTTTATGGCTATATACCATGCGCCCTTTTACTTTTGGCTGATCGTGATCAGGAAGAGAAAAGGCGCAGGACTTACAGAGTTTAAATCCAAACTCAAGCCTGACCTTTTCAATAGGACTACCACATCCACAAATCATTTATCTTCCTCTACTTTTTTGATTTTACCACCAATGCGCTTTGCGCAAAATTCCGCATCTTCTTTATAAAAATACGATTGATGATATCTACCATCCTTATCAAAGACACGATAACGCACTAATTCTGTTTTTTTCATAATTTTAAAAATTAAATTTATCTTGGTTTTTTTCGTTTTCTTCAGCTATAATATTAGCTCTTAAGTGTACTAAATCATTAATAAGATTATCAATATTTTCAACTAGTCCTGATTGGTTTTTACCTGGAGGTATATACTTATGAACCAAATCCAAAATTTCAGAAGTAATATGTAGTGATCTTTTGTATTCCTCAACTTTCATACTAGTATTCTAACATAAAAAACAAGCATTGTAAATACATTTTTAATTAAAAATGTCTGCAGATATTTTAGTAGTTGGCATAACTTTCCGCGTAAATATATACCCTTGGTGTCTAAGCGCTTTTAGAACTAAACTGTTTAGACTTATTTCTTCGCGAGGTTGTCTGGCGATTTTATTGGTTCCTCCAACTATATATGCATGCCAATCAGAATATGTCGATGCTTGACCAATATCAAAATCCATTTGGTACAGAGCTTTTAACTCTCTCGCGACTGCCCAAAAATAAAATTCATCAGCAAAAATAACTTTGTTTTTAATGAAAAACTTTGAATAATGATCAAAGGTTTCAATAAAGCAAATCGCATCTTTTCTTCTACACACAAAAAATTGACAAACTGCGTTATACAAATTAAAACAGTGATCTCCCTGAACGCCGTGTTTTAAAACCCTTTGACTCTTTCCCTTTGTTGATATCGCTCCATGAGTGCTAAACGTCATTTTTTCGTATTTTTGCTTTATTAGCTTTGTTGCCTCGTCTAACGAATATAACGGAGCATGAGAGTCGCTAATAAGCGTAAAGTATTCATTATCTTCATCTTCTAGAGCAGCCTTCATTAATTCAATAGTAGCTTCAACTAGAGAGAAATGTCCCCACGCTGTTTCTACACGATTATCAATAAAGTAATCAGAAAATACACACTGAGAGTCATCTTTAGGGTGTATATACAAGTTAAAGGAGTTTTGATCGCCGCGATCAAAAAAATCTTTCCAAATGTCGTTTCTGTTAAACGAGTTGTATGATAAGTTTAAAAACGCTACTTTTTTCATTACGCGATATGATCGTAAATTTCTTTCCATGTGTTAACTCTAATAACATCATCATGTACAACGCCCATTTCATTGTATGGATGGTTTATTAAAAACGGCCTTAAGCCCATTTTAGCTCCTAGATTTGCATTTTCTATTTTATCTTCAACCCACACAAAATCAGATCCTTCATATCGTTCGAGCGCTTCAGTTTTGTCTGAGCCGCACGGTAAACAGTGTATTCTCTCAAAAACAGTTTCTCCAAACACTCTATTGAGATTTTGCTCTCGGAGTTTTACTGCATAAGGGTCAACACCAATTGATGTGATGCAATGGAAAACTGCGCCCTGTTCCTCATGAAGCTTCCGCACATATTTGATTGCATCTTTTAAAGGAGGCAAATAGCCAATCGCAGCAGATTCGCAAAACACTTCTACAAGATCGCCGGCATGCTTTTGACTAATACCATATTGTTCTGACACATCATATGAAACTGTACAAGGTTTATAACCTTTTCTCTTCATCCACCATTCAAATGAATGTACCCATGAAAGGAGGACACCATCGCAGTCTGTTAAAATAATCATAACAATTTACCAGCTATAATAATAGTCGATTTCTTTTCTCAACCTATCTTCCCAATCTCTAACAGATTGTTCAAAAACAATTGGCTTAGGATCACCGTCTACTACCATAATAGTAATTAGTTTTTTAATGTCAATACCAGTGTGTTCTTTGAACATAATTGCATAAGCGCACTCTTGCATAAAATACGTGCTGATCTCCTTTTCGGCTTTTACTCTACCAGAAGTTTTAAAATCAATAATGGCTGGTTCACCATCAAATTCAGCAATGCAATCAACGCGGCCAGCAATCTTCAAATCATCAGAGTAGAGCGTGCATTCCTGCATATACACTTTACCAATTCGGTCATCAATAACACTTTTAAGAGTCTTCCATCCAAACTGGATATGAGGCATTTTGTCATTAGCCGTTCGAATAAAGTCTTCTTCGTTATTGATGTAGCGTTCAGCGATATTGTGAACAGCTGTTCCTCGGGTTGTAGCATGACGTGTAATACGGTTTGCTTCCTCTTCACCAATCGATTTGCGCCACTCGGCCCATTTCCATCGGTCGCGATAACCTAATACAGTGGTCACTGAAGGATAGTTTTTACCGGTTGGTGTAGTATAAACACGGCCAGACTTTTCAGTTTTAGCCGAGAGCTCTTCGTATTTAAGCTGAATATCAGCGTGTTCAAATGTTTTGTTCATTATTTAGGGATGTTGATTGCGTTGTCTTCAATCATTTTTTCTTTTGTCATAAGATAGTCGCGGACCATTCCTGACCTCACACAATCTTTCCAAGTAAATTCAATCTTTTTAAAGTGTTTTAGCGATTCAATAATTTTTAAAAACTCACCAATGCCTTCTTTTTCTTTTCTATTTGTAAAATCCGACTGGTAATAATCACCAGAGAAAATCACTCGGGATCCTTTACCAATTCTTGTGATTATAGAATCTAATTCGTGAAAGTTGCAATTCTGAAATTCGTCAACTACTACAATTGCGTCCTTTAAAGTTATTCCTCGAATGTAAGATGTTGTGAGAAATTCAATTGTTCCATTTTTGAGAAACGATGTGAAAAGTGTGGGATTGTTTTTAAAGATCTCACTAATAACGCCAATATAAGGTGTCAAATATGCTGCTTCCTTTTCTTCCTGTGTTCCTGGCAAAAATCCAATATCGCGGGTTGGTACAACAGATCTTAATATAACTAATCGTTTTTTGCGATTTTTAATAAGCTCTTGAAGAGCTAAGTATAAGGCTATAAACGTTTTACCAGATCCAGCAGCACCTGACAAAATCAGGTTTCTACCTTTCTCCCATTGTTCATAAGCTTCGATTTGAGAATCAGTGATAGGTTTAATATCACGCATATTATTTGAATACTCAGATAACATGTCTACCTGAGGAACAATAATATTCTCGTTCTTTTTAGTACTTCTTCTTGGCACGAATTAGCTCTTGTAAATGTTTTGGAATACCTTTTCAGCAAAAACATCACGTTTTGTTGCTTTTCTAACGACCTCAATACTATTCCATGAATGGCTGCTATAACGAACAATATTTATTTTTACATTACCGTCTTCGATAAAATACTCTCTATTCCAATTAAAAACATTCTCTAAATATGTTGCAGTAATATTCTTCTGATCTTCTTCGTTTAAAGTCACCTCTACGGGTGTTGTGTGTTGTGTTTTTATTTTCATTCTTTAGTAGTGTTTAATTGTGTTCTCTTCTTCTCTTTCTTTACTGACCATACAAGATATAGCTTGTCGAATTCAGGAGGAGCTTTACGGATTGCTTTCTCCACTTGTGATCTAGTGATCTTATCATTTTTAGATATAAACGTTACGACCACATAGTCTGAAATTGTCGCCCATCTAATAGGCTTAGGGTCTTTTCCTTCTTTAATACGAATTTGAGTTGCATTAAATGTCTTTGTTAATGTATCAGAGACATGAATTCTGCCTTTACCAATTGATACGCCGGACATTATAGTAGTATATTTTGTTTCGGCTTGAACTATGGCTGCCAATACTGCCATAATCATTAATACTAAAAATGTTTTTTTCATTCTTTAGTAGTGATCAATTGTGTTATCTTTTCCGGAAGCTTTTTTGATTCCTTTTAAGACGTCATTCCATCCAGTTCCTGCTCTTCGTATTGGTGAAATGGCTCCATCAAAGTTTAGGGCTGGTGCGGTAATACCCATTTTAACAATTCCATCTTCACAGCATGGTGATTTTTTACCTACAGGAAGATCACGATCTTTCATTGGGTGAGACTCCTCCCACCTCTTTTTGCATTTATCGCAAATATATTCGTATGTCATAATTATTTAAACCAGTTTGGTGTTTCACGGTTTGTCCACACCATTTTAAATCTGTCTTGTTTTGTTTTATAGAATTCACGATACGATTTGACAGGATCATCGAACATGCATTCGGGGTTTGATTTCATAGCTAATGGAAATTTTGTTTTTGTAGAATCAGCAATATTTGCTGGGCCCCAGTAAAGTTCATCACGCAACAATTCATCGGTCTTATGAACTCTGCCATATCTATACTTATACTCATCACAAAGAGCATTGAATAACTTCCAATGCCACCGATAGTTTTGAATGGTTTCCATTGTCCATACTGTACATGGGTGATATTTGTGAACTGCTTTATATAGAATATTTTCGCGTTCGTCTGGTAAAACATAATACTGCTGCATAGTTTTGCCTGAACTTGATGGTCTACGTTCTGGTTTTCCATCGCACATACGATGAGCAGTTGATAGCATTTGAGCAGACTCAATAATCATTTTTACGACATGCTTGTCGCAATGTTGTTGAGCCGCAGCGGCAGGGTCATTATCTAAAACAAATACATTCATTACAGAAGTATTCTATCACAATGTGAGCATATTGTACACTATAAAATATTAGGAAATGCTGCTTGTACTAAGCTTTTTGTGATTTTCGAATATTTTTTGTTTTCGAGTGTTGTGATTGTGCCATCTTTGGCTGCACACAAAATAAGCGCATCATTCTTACATAATTGTTCTAAAATACCAATAAAGATTTTTTCTTTTTTTATTCTTAAAACACCATTATTAATAACGCATACACCTATTGATTTAAATACGTTGTTAAAAGAAGAAGGTTCCTTACCTTCAGGGCATTCTTCAAAAGGTGGTCTTCCTTTAGGTAAGTCTAATTCAATATTGTCGTTATAACAAAGTTGAAGAACAGTCTTTACCTGTTTAAACGCGTTTTCTTTTAAGTATGAAATACGATCATCTCGATTTTCTAATTTGCATACTTCTTCAAACACTTCATAAATGTATTTTTGCATAATTTTATTTATTTTGAGGGGAAAAAGTCTTGTACTGAGTTAATTAGCATACTACAACGCTTTTCAATCAAATAAGGTAGAACATTTCCCTTTTCTTTATTTGTCTGTGAATTGTATTTATCAATGATATCTTGATTGATATCTTCTGGAATACAGTCTAAATCGATTACTCTTTTATTACGGCAGAAATTGCGATATGTTTCATGGCCCATAACCTCAGATAAATCTGAAGTGTCTTTTGTATCATACCATGCTTTAATCTTTTTTGCATGCATTGGCTTTTGGCGGATTCCTTCAGTAAATGTTTCATCCACACTTAAGATATTAGGTACACCATCACTACTATCTCCTCGACAAATATGATCAAACTTATAGAAAGTAGGATCATCAGGTCCTACAAATTCGCGTTTCATTGGACTAAATTGTTTGACATTAGAATAACGTTGAAGTTGAAAAAAGTCTTTATCTGAAGAAATAATTAGTACAGGCTCACTTTTGCCAAATTCTTGTGTAGATTCTACTAATCTTGCAATTACATCATCTGCTTCAGCACGGTCTGCTAGAACTACAGGGTAGTGCATTTTTTCTGAAATCTCATCACGAACTGTATTAATAAGATTGAAAAAATGGCCCCAATCGAGAGGTGATTCATCTCTACCTGTTTTGCGTTTCGCTTTGTATTGAGGATACACTTCTTTTCTCCAGGAAGAACTGTCACACGCAATAACCATTTCCCCGTATTCTCCGCGGAATTTAGTGTTGTACATTCTGATTCGATTCAGAATCATATGTCTAATAAGGCTTTGCTCGATTTCTTCTGGTCTATCTTGTGAAAAAATAGATGCAATAGCGATTCCTGAGTAGTCTACAATAATCATAGTTTTTTTCTGTTATGGATATATTCTACCACAAAAACAGACTATTGTAAATATTATTTTTCCTTAAAAACGTGGTTTCTATGGATTTTTCCACCAATAAAGGCGTTATAGTACTCGTCAGGTTTAAAAAGCACTTCTCTGTCAATCTGCTCTTTCATTTCAAAGTACGTCATTTGTCCTGGAGAAACGCACAATCTTAGTATTTTACGCTCAAATCTGCTAGCTCCAAACTCCTCTACTAGCGTTTTTACTTCTTCGTTTGAACCATAATATTGTTGCCAATCAGACTCTTTTACTGATCTTCTTTTATTTTTCCGGCCTTTTAGAGGAGGACGTGTAACCTTAGACCAAAACTTCTTCTTACCAATATACTTCATTTTATTATGAGTATCATTGATTTCATACACAAAACCATGATATGACTCTATCATGTCAGATGTAAACTCTTTACCTTTGTAAATCCACATGAATTTATTTATGCGCGAACTCTTTGAAAGATAGAAGCTTCCGCGATGAAATAATTTCAAAAAAGGTTTTTGATTCAGGACTACTTAAGCGGTTGTAGTCAAAAGAAACTGAAGAGTGTATTGGTCGATAGTGAAGAGTTCTTTCCTTTGGAACAATTAACAATTGTCCAGTTGTCACCATCTCACCTTTCTTAATATTGCCTGTTCTCATTGGATTCATGAAAACATCTTTATCAGGACATTTTGCAATTTGGTCAATGAGTTCTCCTGGCTCTTCGATATTAGCAGATGCAAACTTTCTTGCATATTCTAAACGTTTTTCACTGCTTTCACGAGCTTTAACTAAACGCTCATCGGTTGGGTTTTTATGGTACCCAAGTTCTTTCATTATAATGCCGTGGTTTGTTCTACACGAACATGCTTCTTCCTTTGAAATTTTGTTATTA